AAATGGTTTCGGTAATGAGAAATCAACTGGCAGTTAGTCAAAAAATAATGCAGTACGCCAGCTAGGCCACGATAAATATATTACCATGGCAGATAACGAAAACGGTCGTAAAAAAGGGTGGAAAAAATATTTCAAGGTCGCTAGCACCGGCGGCCAACTCAGTCCAATTTCAGGACAGAATCAATTTGGCCTAGATGGCTATCCTCGTCAGACAGGACAGGGCTATGCGGCAGGAGGTACACCCAACGACTTTGCCTTCCGTAACTATGCCAGCCGATTACCCGAAGTATATTCAGGACATCCCAACCGTATTGAACGTTACAATCAGTACGAAAACATGGACATGGATTCAGAAGTCAATGCTTGTTTAGACATTATTGCTGAGTTTTCAACACAGGTCAACCCCGACAACGGCACACCGTTTGACATCAATTTTACCGATAAACCCACCGATCACGAAGTGGAAATTGTCAAAAAACAACTGCAACAGTGGGTCAAACTAAACAAGCTGGACCAACGCATATTCAAACTGTTCCGCAATACCATCAAGTACGGCGATCAAGTGTTTGTGCGCGATCCAGAAACCTTTGAAATGATGTGGGTTGACATGGTCAAAGTTGCCCGTGTTATTGTAAACGAATCCGAAGGCAAGCGTCCAGAGCAGTATATCATACGTGATATCAACCCCAACTTCCAAAACATGAGTGTGGCTCAAAAGACCACAGCTGACTACTATGTGAGCCGTGCCACCGGCGGCATGGGCCAAACCAACTACACAGCACCCAATGGTGCCGGAGGCGGTGGTGGAGCCGGCGGAGTAGGCGGCGCAGGCAACAGCAGATTTACACAGGCCATGAACGAAACTTGCCTGGATGCACGCCACGTGGTGCATCTAAGCCTAAACGAAGGACTTGACTTTTTCTGGCCCTTTGGACAGAGTATTCTAGAAAATATTTTCAAAGTGTTCAAACAGAAAGAACTGTTAGAAGACTCCGTTCTTATCTATCGTGTGCAACGTGCTCCAGAGCGCAGAATTTTCAAGATTGATGTGGGCAACATGCCCAGCCACATGGCCATGCAGTTTGTGGAACGTGTCAAAAACGAAATGCACCAACGTCGCATTCCTACCAATACCGGTGGCGGTGCCAACATGATGGATTCCAGCTACAATCCGCTCAGTATTAATGAAGACTACTTCTTTCCAGTAAGTGCAGACAGCAAAGGGTCAGATGTTACTACCTTGCCCGGCGGCAGTAATCTTGGCGAAATTGACGATTTAAAGTACTTTAATAACAAAATGGCCCGCGGTCTACGTGTGCCAAGTTCCTACTTGCCTACCGGTCCGGACGACTCGGATCGTGCCATGAGCGACGGTCGTGTGGGCACTGCCCTTATACAAGAATACCGCTTTAACCAGTATTGCATGCGCCTACAGCGCCTGATCATGCAGAAATTAGATGACGAATTCAAAATGTTCCTGCGTTGGAGAGGGTTTAATATTGACGCCGGAATCTTCAATATCAGCTTCTGCGAGCCACAAAACTTTGCCAGCTACCGTCAAAGCGAGCTGGATACCACTCGTATCCAGGCATTTGCACAGGTAGAAGCCCTGCCATACATGAGCAAACGTTTCTTAATGAAGCGTTACCTGGGCCTAACCGAAGAAGAAATTGTAGAAAACGAAACACTCTGGATGGAAGAACGCGACGAACCAGAACTAGAAACCACACAAGGTCAAGACCTGCGTGCTGTGGGTGTAACACCTGCAGGCCTAGAAGCAGACATAGCCACCGGCGAAGAACTGGCAGGTGCCAACACCGGCGGTGTGCCCGGTGCAGAAGGCAGCATACCTGGCGCACCTACCACAGCTCCCGGAACCGCTGCTCCGGGCGCCGTTCCTCCTATACCGTCAATCTAATAAATACAGTATGATCCTAAACGAAATCTACTCTCGCGAACCTGACGCATATCAAGATTTGAGTCAAGACAATAGTCAGCCTCGCCTGGGTAATCTTCGCAAGACACGCTTGACTCTGCGCCAGCTCAACAAACTGCGTCAGATGAATGATGTAAGAAGTTACGAGTTTAAAGAAAAACTCAAACGAGTCAAAAAGCAGTACGCACCAGCCCCTGCGGCACCGGGCATGTAATATAGACCTTAGTTGTAATATTACAGTCAAAAACACCCAGTTTTCCACCTTAAAAGTACCAATATTACTCGTTGATAGTAAATATCTAACGAGCCATAACCTATGGAGGAAAAATATGACATCGAAATTTGAACAATTGATTGAATACGTAATCAATGATGAAGAGGCAAAAGCCAAAGAACTATTCCACGATATCGTGGTAGAAAAGTCCCGTGAAATCTACGAAAACTTGATGAACGAAGAAGACGCAGAAATGGACGAAGCCGAAGAAGAGTTGGACGAAGCTAAAGAAGAAGATTCTGAAGAAGAACTCGACGAAAACACAATGGGCGGCGATGCCAGCGACAACTTGATCGACGACGTAGAAGCTGAAGAACAAGGCATGCAAGAAGCTGAAGAATCTGATGCAGAATTTGACGACGAAGCCGAAGAAGAAGGCGAAGATATGACACACGACATGGAAAAAGAACATGACGAAGGTGATATCGAAGATCGCGTTGTTGACCTCGAAGACAAACTCGACGAACTCATGGCTGAATTTGAGTCATTGATGGGCGACGAGGCCAAAGAGCATGGTGATTCAGTATCTGACATCGACGGCGGCGACGCACTAGAAATGGACGACACAGACACAGCTGAATTTGACGAAAATTCCATGATGGAAAATGTCAAATTGGATGCAGCACCAAAGCCTGTAACCAGCGAACCAGCTGGCACAAATACCAAGAGCACTGTGGCTTTTAACAGTGGCGCTAAAGGTATGGAAGGTGCTCCAGTTAAAATGACTGGCGACACAGCACAAGGTCGTTCAGCTCCAAAAACTGGTGATTTACCAGAAGCAGGACAATTCAAGAATGTACCAGGCAAAGGCGGTTCTAATGCTAAATTAGCACCAGCACCCAAGCCAGTAACAGCCCAGGCAGCTGGTGTCAACACAAAGACACCATTTCCAAAAGGCTAATCCAGAGATATGGCTCGATATCTACAAGAACATCTAAGCTTCACTCAAGCACAGGCGGAAGTCTTGCTTGAGGAAGCCCACGATGGCTCTGGTCAGAAAACCATGAAGTTAAAAGGTATCTGCATCGAGGGCGGCGTTCGTAACGCCAATGAGCGAGTATATCCTGTAAATGAAATTGCCAAGGCAGTTGACACCATTAACGAACAAATTAGAACTGGTCATTCAGTACTGGGCGAAGTTGATCACCCAGATGACTTGAAAATCAATTTGGATCGTGTAAGTCACATGATTGAAAAAATGTGGATGGATGGGCCAGCTGGAATGGGCACATTAAAGATACTACCTACACCGATGGGCGAACTGGTCAAAACCATGTTGCAGTCAGGTGTAAAATTAGGAGTTAGTAGTCGTGGATCAGGTAATGTCGACGACCATAACGGACATGTCAGTGACTTTGAAATTGTCACTGTAGATGTGGTTGCTCAGCCAAGTGCTCCAAACGCATATCCCACAGCAATTTATGAAGGCCTTTTGAATCACAAGGGCGGTCAAAGATTGTTAGATATGTTTAAAGATCCGGCTAAAAGCAACAAAGCACAAAGATACGTACAAAGCGAAGTGATTCGTCTAATACGTGGTCTTAAGATACAGGAGAAATAAGCATGTTAGATGCTATTAAACCGTTACTAGATAGCGAACTGTTAAGCGAGGACGCTCAGCAAGAAATTACTGAGGCTTGGGAATCCAAGTTAAACGAAGCTCGCGAACAAGTACGTGCAGAACTACGCGAAGAGTTTGCACAACGCTATGAGCATGACAAAACAGTGATGGTGGAAGCCCTGGATCGTATGGTAACAGAAGGTCTCGAAGCAGAGATTCAAGCAATTGCAGCTGAAAAGCAACAACTTGCTGAAGATCGTGTTAAGTTCCAAGTCAAAATCAAAGAAGATGCCACCAAGTTTAACAGCTTTATGGTAACCAAATTGGCCGAAGAAATTAGCGAACTGCGCCGAGATCGCAAGATGCACACAGAAGGTGTTGAGAAGTTAGAACAGTTTGTGGTACATGCACTTGCACGTGAGATTCAAGAATTTGCAACAGACAAACAAGATGTGGTCAACACAAAAGTTCGTTTGGTGCGCGAAGCTCGCGCTCAGTTAGAAGGACTCAAAGCTCGTTTCGTAACAGAATCAGCCAAGAAGATGTCTAATGCTGTTAGCACACATCTAAAGGGTGAACTCAGTCAGTTGAAAGAAGATATCAAGGTTGCTCGTGAGAACAATTTTGGTCGTCGTATTTTTGAAGCGTATGCAAGTGAATTTGGTGCAACTCATTTAAATGAGAAGCAAGAAGTTCGTAAATTGCATGACACAATCGCTGCCAAAGATGCTAAACTGTCCGAAGCCATCAAATTCGCCGAGAAAGCAAAAGTTCTCGTTGAATCCAAAGAACGCGAAATGCGTATCCTTAAAGAATCTAATCAGCGTGAAGCTGCGTTAGAGGAATTGCTTGCACCTCTTAACAAAGAGAAACAAGAAGTGATGCGTAATTTGCTCGAAAGCGTACAGACAAGTCGTTTGTCCAATGCTTTTGAAAAGTATCTACCAGCAGTTTTAG